ACGATTTTCTTTAAAGTTAACTCTCTACCTTCAAAAACAATAATAGATTCCTCTTTAAAATCAGGGATTGGTGAGCTATTAACCGAATCTACAAAGATTACACCTTCAGCTACGATTTTTGTTTGAGTGTTATCACGACTGAATACTGTAGTAGGATCATAACGAACAAACTCAATATCGATAGGTTCCTCATACTTTGGATTGCCGTAATCATCTTTTTCATCAAGGATTTCTTTGTAGGCAATGGTGTGTATAAGCCAACTCTTAGGCAATGGCTTAACGTACATCAAATCACCCCGATTCCGCTATACAGTAAGCCTGTGTTACGCAAATACATATAGACATCATCAGCAACAATGGTATTGAGTTTTGCTTGGTTTTTCGCACCACTCGAAATAGATTTACGTCCTATAGAAACGGATAATGGATTATTTAATTCATGAGCACTTGTACCACCCATGTCATTAAAATACTCAATTTGAGCAGCTACAGCAGACTTAAATTTATCACGACGTAATGGTACATCTGTTTCTAGATCATGATGCTGATAAAAATCACGAGTGACGCTATCTAATACATCACTCGCTTTTCGTTCTAGTTTTGGAAAGTCGTCTACCGTTACATCAGAAAAACCAATGTCTTGGTATTCTTCAAAAGTCAGGTATGGCATATTAACACCTACTTACCATCTGCGATTGAATGCTGTTTTAATTCATCTAGTTCTTTTTCAAGCTTTGTTACCTTCGTTTTAAGCGCTTTGTTTTCCTTAAGAAGTTCTGCAGAATCTGAGTTCGCTAATTGTTTTTCAAGTGCCTCTTTTTCTGCAATCACTTCGTTTAACTCAACCACTGTTACATTACGACCACCAGTAGCACGTTTAATGATTGTGCCGTTATCATCGATTTGATCATAGCCTTGGTTTAAAAATGATGATAGGCGACTTTCTTCTACATTTAAAATTCGATTTCCTTTTCGAATTTTCACTACATTACTCATGTATGTTCCCTCCCGATCAAAATAAAAAAAGAATGCGAGCTTTAAGCCCTCATTCTTTTTGGAT